TTCCCCCAGATGTATTAAAAGATGTAAAAAGAATCTTGTTCTGTGGGGACATGGGCGATCCTATCTATGCAACTGAGTTCTTGGAAATTATTGCATACATTAAAACCTGCACTGACGCTAGCATCGACATCGTTACCAATGGTAGCTACAAAAAACCAGTGTGGTGGAATCAACTGGGTTACTGGCTTACTCCAAAAGACACTGTGGTGTTTAGTGTCGACGGCTGGGATCATGACAGCAACAATCTTTACCGTGTAAACAGTCACTGGGACAGCATCATCAACGGAATTAAAAGTCTCAGAGAAAACAGTTATTGCAGAATTAAGTGGAGTACCATATACTTCAACTTCAACGAAGAACACATGGACTCTATAAAAGAGTTAGCCAAAGAGCTTGGCTGCGATGAGTGGCAAAGTGTTAAGAGCAGCAAGTTTAATGGCAGGTATTCTGTTAATGGTGTTGATCCTCTTATTCCCACTGATCCTAATAATATCGGAACCGGAGTTTACCAAGTTAGCCCAGTTATTCTCAAGCGCCCAAAACAAATAATTATACGTCAACAGGTCGATGCACACCAGTGGGCTAAGTGCCTAAACTGGAAAAAAGAGTTATTTGTCAACGTAGAAGGGTTAGTCTTCCCTTGCCCATGGTTTAATAGCGGGTACCAAGATAACGACTTTGTTGAAAAGTACCGGGATAGGCTTAACATAAAAACAAGATCTATAATCGAAGTACTAGAAGACCCATTATGGGAAGAGTTTATAACTCGATTAGAGACTATGCCGCTAGAAGTTTGTAAAATTAAATGCTACAATGACTGCAATGGTTAACAACATTTACTGCCCTGTGCCCTGGAACGAAGTGCATATCAATGCCGACGGCACCTACCACACCTGCGGCGCACAGCCAAATAGAGTATCGGGTACGCCGTTTGGTGATGATCATTGTGTGCAAAAAATGACAGTTAAGCAATGGATGGCTAGTGTTTACCAAGCTCAGCAACGTTCCGACAAATTGTTAGGAGTTGCTAGTAAACTATGCGAGATTTGCTATCACGAAGAACATATTGGTAGCAGTAGCAAAAGAATTAGAGAATTAAAAAAATATAACAATAAATTTGTGTTTACAGACTCGGATGCTGTACCTGCACCATCAAGTTATCACATCAGCATCGGAAATGAATGTAACTTGGCGTGTAAGATGTGCGGGCCTGCTTACAGTAGTAAAATTGCCAGTAACCAAAAGAAAATAGGTCTCTACAATGGCCCAGTTAGATTAAATTGGACCGACGATGAGTGGGCATGGAGTCATGTTGTTGAATCCATGTGTAACAACAATTCTCTAGAAGCTGTTCATGTTATCGGTGGCGAGCCTCTGCTAAATCCAAAATTTGAAAGTTTAGTTGATGCGTTACTAGCTGCAAACAAAACAGACATATACTTGGGATTTACTACCAATGGCACTGTTTTTAATCAGGATCTCTTGGCAAAGCTTAATAACTTCAGGCATGTTGACATAGGTGTTAGCATAGAATGCATGGGGTCACTTAACGATTATGTAAGAGCAGGATCTGATTACAATCAAGTGTTAGAAAACATAGATCAATACTTAAAGCATAGAGTTAAAGGAAAAGTATATATTACCCTTAGGGCTGTGCCTAGTGCTTTAAGTGTGCATACCTTAGATGAATTATTTCACTGGTGTATTGATAGACGGCTAGATGTGATGACTAACATTTTAGTGTCACCCGAATATTTGCAAATAAAAAATCTACCGCAGGATATTAAAAATAGACTGCTATTACAGTATCAACATTGGGTTTTTGATGAGCCTGCTCCTGCAGACTCGAATCATAGAGACCCAAATTATTTTAAGCAACACATAGATAACGAAGTTAAGGCAATCATTAAGGCATTAGAGCAACCAGGCGACCAACACAAAACCAAAGAACTATACGAAAAACTTGCATTATGGCACTGGCTAGATCACGACGATATAGCAAAATATTTTGAAACAATTGAATACGTATAACTATATGCATGTCATGGAGTTATCAAGGTCAACCAATCAATGAATTACCAGAAGATTGCGTGGGCTTCGTGTATTTGATTACAAACACCGTAACAAACAAAAAATACATAGGCAAAAAACTAGCTAAATTCAGCAAGACAACTCAAAAAACTGTAAAACTAAAAAACGGCACAAAAAAGAAAAAGAAAATTCGCTCAAAGGTCGACAGTGACTGGCGAGAATATTATGGCTCAAACGATCAATTAAAAAAAGACGTAGAAACACTTGGTGCAGATAAGTTTACACGGGAAATACTATACCTTTGTAAATCCAAAGCAGAGTGCAGCTACATTGAGGCTCGAGAACAATTCAGTCGTAAAGTTTTAGAATCTACAGATTACTATAACGGACATATTCAAGTCCGTGTCCATGGCTCCCACATTTTAGGCAAAATTTAAACGGTATCAGCTCACGCAGGCTAACATCATGCGTACATGACAAGAGGACCACGGGTCGCTCGGACGTAAATCTCTCGCCGTTAAGAGTGCTCAACCACTACCCGCAAGGATGAAGACTGCAAATTGCCGCAGTTTGGTTGTTTGAAAAGGATCAAAAAGGCTAAAATGACGTAGCAGTGATGCTACACGGTTTATATGTATGTTAGCGTATAGATATAAACCCGCCGTTGTAAAAGACGTGGCTCGAGGTACCGGACAACCGCCTCTGTAATTGCCATAACGCTAAGTGACTTGCCGAACTCGGATGAAGCACCTAATTTGCCCTGTGCGGGCAAAGTGTGACCATTGAATCTGGATGAATACTTAAATCGCTTCGCTCTCTTGTATTAAAACAATGTTGATGAGCGACAGCGATATCAACAGATGTCTGTAAGACATCTTAAAAGAATGGCATATTTGATTTTTTAGATATCTCTAAGTTCTCTTTGATTATTTCTGAAATAATCTTTCTCTCTTCGACACTCATGTCCATTGCTTCGTTATAGGTAATGCCTCCTCGCATATACCAGCAATTACGCAGTGCTTCTTCTCTTAGGGCTCTTGACTCTTTATCGTATTGCTCAACTAGAGCTACGATTGCGTCTTTGTCTAAAGTTAAGAGCCTACTGCGAAAAAACTTGAGTAATCAAATGTCAGTGATAGAGTATATTCTTTGGTGCAACTGTTGCAGGTTAGCTGCACTGGCTTGATACTACCTTCTTCAACTAGCGCATTTAATCTATCTTGCACAGCCTTAGTGACTCCTGCGCTACAGTTCTTATAGAACTCCTCGATGTGTTCTCTTTTAGTGACAATCTCGCCGTCTACTTCGATGTATTCTGTGCTATCCAATAAAACTTTGGCTGATAGATCCACTATACGCTCTAAGTGCTTGGTAAACTCAGCTTTCTTTAAGTCATCGTTTACCGATTCGTCGTTTAACGCTAATAAGATACGTTGCTCTTCGAATCTAATTTGATTAGTTGCATTTAAACTGAAATACTCTTGCGGACGCAATCTGATACGCATACCTTCAGCTTCTACACGTTTATCGTAGTCTGGGCAGCGTAAACTATCAAGGATAGTAGTTAAGTCTACTGCATAATTGTCAGTTTCGTTGCAGTGCGGACACTTGCTTTCGAATTCCATATCCGGGCCGTAGCTGGCAATTCTAATGGCTACTAAAGCGGCGTCAACATCTACACTAGGCATACGCCATGCATCAGTGATGTTTGGGCAGCAACTTTGGATAACATCAATTACACCTTGTCCATTTAGTAATGCATCTGGTGTACGTAATGTAATTTCGTCTTTTGCGGTCATTGGGTAAACAGGAACTTCGCCATTTTCGGGTAAGTTAAGTCCGCCCTCCCAATATCGTCCGCCGCTGGGCAGTCTTAGATAGATTGCAGGTTTGCGGAAATGTTTGGCCAGTGGATTCAGTGGTTTAGTATCCATATTTTGATCCCATAAATAATTGATATACTCGTATTTATAGGTACAAAAAAGTGGCTGATCCAATTGAACCCGGCAAAACAGACGAAGTCTTAAAGATTCTCTTAGAACGTTTAGAGAAGACTAATCCCACGCTTGCTGAATTAATCAAGCAGAGCTCACTGTTGTCTGGATCAATTGAAAAACAAAAGAAAACCACAGACGATTACGTTAAGTCCATTAAACGTGGGACAGAGGACTTAGATCAACTAACCGAAGCCTATAAAAAAGGCAAGAAAACCTACGCACAAACAGTCCAAGACTTGGGACGCATCAGCAATGCAATTGAAGAAGTTGATGTTAGTACATTAAAAACTGTTGAACAAATTGAAGCTTACGAAAAGCTAATGGCCAAGCGTACTGCTATGGGCAAAGAGTTAATGGGCGAAGCACTGAAAAAAGGTATCATGCAATCGGCAGGTACTGGTGTAGCGGCTGCATTTGCCTTTATGAAATCTCAGTTAATGACCGGGGTTCGTGGACTACAAAGCGATGCTACAGCAACACAAGTTGCCGCAGATTTAATGACCAGCGGTATTGACAGTGTTGCTAGTGGTGTTAACGGAATGGCGAATGTAGCCAAAGGCGTGGGTAGTGCGCTGATGGCTATCCCGCACCCTGCTGCACAAGTGGCTGGGGCATTAACTGGTTTAGTGTCTGATATTGTTAATGCGGCAGCAAAACAAGCCGCAGAAATTGCAAAATTTGCAGTTGAAGTTGTAAGCAAGGAACTGGAAAAAACTGTAAAGAGCTTTAATCAAGCTTCTAGCGCAGGCGCAGTTTTTGCAAATGGACTAACGGGGTTGCGAGAAAGTGCCAAAGCGGCAGGTTTAACACAAGATCAATACAGCAAAGTAATTGCTGACAATGCCGAAGCAATGGCAACATTTGGTGGCAGTGTTGCAGATGGTGCTAAAAAATTAGGATCTGTTACCAGCAAGTTTGGTGATGGAACACAGAAAGCTTTACTTAAGCTAGGGGTGTCGATTGAAGATCAGGCAGCAGGGACAGCCGATTATCTTGCAATGCTGCAACAAACTGGTAAATTGCGAGGGAAATCGGATGAGCAACTTGCACAAGAAAGTGCTAACTATCTAGTTAACTTAAAAGCAATTAGCGCATTTACCGGTGAAGATGCTAAAGCGGCAGCAAAGCGAGCTAAAGAAGCAGCTATGCAAGGCGCAGTTAGAGTTAAACTTGATCAACTTGGGGGCGATGCAACTCAAAAGTTCCAAGACTCTATTAAACAAATGCCAGCATCTATACAAAAAGCTGCTCAGCAGATGTTGGCGTATGGTGAAGTAACTGATGCAGAGCTTGCAGCGAGTTTGGCACAAATGCCAAACGCAATGGAATTACTGAAAAGGACTGTCAATGACGTTGCAGACGCAAACGTTTCTGCGAACTCTGCAATTGACAATTATCAGAAAAATTTTAAAACTCTTGGTCCTGCAATCGAGGGAGAAGCAAGGCAAGTTATGCAGGTAGCAGGAACTGCGGCACTAGCTGGAAGCAATGGCATTGTTAATGCCATGACTAGTGTAGCAGGTGACCTAACCACACAAGCATTGAAAATTGGTCAAGCAGGAGAGGGAACAACTAGGCAAGCCGCTGAAGCTGCATCTAAGACTCAAGATGGCTTAACAAATAGCGTTGCCGACAGCACAGTTGCATTACAAAACATGCGTTTAGAGTTGCAGGATAGACTAACTCCTGCAATTCGCGATTTTGCTGCAATGGTACCAAGTATACTCAGGGTACTACAAACACAAATTGACGGTGTAGCAGATATGATGGGACAACAAAAAGATGCAGCTACACGAGAATCGGCTAAAGCTGAAAGAGATGCGGCATTTGCAAATGCATCGTTCTTACAGAAGTATTTCCAAATTGGATTAACACCTGAACAACGTGCAGCAAATCAAAAGTATCAAGGAACAATGGGAACTGCTGGTACCGGCGAAGAAAGTATACCTAACATGGGTCAATATGCCAATGGTGGTATTGCTAGTGGACCATTAAGCGGGTTCCTTGCTAACTTGCACGGAACAGAAGCGGTAGTACCACTTCCAGATGGAAAAACAATACCAGTTAAGATTGATGCTGGATCTATATTAGGCGGTATACAAAATCCGTTAGACAAACTAGCCGAGGGTATTGGCAGCTTATTTGGTAAAGGTACCAGCTCTAGTGCAGGGACTACAGTAACCAGTCAAGTCGGTGCAGATATGACTGCACTGCTAATGCAGTTTAACCAAAGTACACAAGAACAGATAGAAAACCAACGAAAAATGATCGGTATACTTGAAGATAATGTAACTGCTACCGAAAGACTTCTAAATGCGGTTAGCTAACTGCGGTAAATATAACATACCGGAATAATGACACATGGCCACTTGGAAAAAGTATTTTAAATCTGCAAACTTACCTAGCAACGTAAGCCCAATGGGCAACGGCCGAATGCCCGAACCTGGATACAGAAACTATCAAAGTACGCTACCTGAAGTATATACTGGGCATCCAAATCGTATTGAGCGCTATAACCAATATGAACAAATGGACATGGACAGTGAAGTTAATGCAGCACTGGACATTCTCGCAGAATTTTGTACACAAAAGAACATAGAAAATAATACTGCCTTTGAGATTCATTTCAAAGAAAAGCCAACTGACAACGAAGTAAAGATTATCAAAGAGCAGTTACAGCAGTGGGTTGCTCTTAACGAGTTTAACAAACGAATTTTTAAAATTTTCCGTAATACTATCAAGTACGGTGATCAAGTATTCATTCGTGATCCAGAAACTTTTAAGTTATTTTGGACAGAGATGTCTAAAGTAACCAAAGTTATTGTTAACGAAGCCGATGGCAAGAAACCTGAGCAGTACATACTTAAAGATTTAAGTCCAAATTTTCAAAACTTAACAGTTACAGCAGTTAGTACCAGCGATACTTTTACTAATCACCCTCAAGTTGGTGGTCCCAGCGGTGCTTATGTGCAACCGCGTACTCCTTACAGTGGGGGCAGCAGATTCCAACATGCCCAAAATGAAGCAGTTATCAATGCCGAGCACGTAGTACACGTCAGTTTAACTGAAGGGCTCGACATATTCTGGCCATTTGGTAACAGTGTATTAGAGAACGTATTCAAGGTTTTTAAGCAAAAAGAATTGCTCGAAGATGCTATTATTATCTACCGTGTGCAACGTGCGCCCGAACGCCGAATCTTTAAAATTGACGTAGGTAATATGCCAACTCATATGGCTATGGCCTTTGTTGACCGTATTAAAAACGAAGTTAGCCAACGACGTATTCCTACACAAACCGGTGGTGGTGCAAACATGATGGATGCTACATATAATCCATTGAGCACTAACGAAGACTATTTCTTCCCTGTAACTGCTGAAGGCCGCGGATCAAGTGTAGAATCTCTACCCGGAGGACAAAACCTTGGTGAAATTACTGATTTGCGATTTTTTACTAATAAGTTGTTTCGTGGTCTACGCATACCTAGCAGTTATCTGCCCACTGGTGTTGAGGATGGAACGCAAAACTATAGCGACGGAAAAGTTGGTACAGCTCTAATACAGGAATGGCGATTTAACCAGTACTGCAAGCGTTTGCAGTCTATGGTTGTTGACAAGCTAGATCAAGAATTTAAGATGTTTATGCGCTGGAGAGGCATTAATATCGATGGTAGTTTGTTTGATCTAACATTCACTGAACCTCAGAACTTTGCAAACTATAGCCAGGCAGAAGCAGACCAAGCACGTATTAATACATTTACCCAACTTGAATCTTATCCTTACTTCAGTAAGCGTTGGTTAATGGAACGTTATCTTGGCTTAAGTGAACAAGAGATGAACGACAACGAACGTCTGTGGAACGAAGAACAAGGTGACGTTGAAGCAGCACCTTCGCCTGGTGCAGATTTACGCAGTGTAGGTGTAACTCCGGGAGGTATAAGTCAAGATTTAGAAGCTGTTGCTCCTCCCCCCGATCTTGCAGCCGGAGGCGAAATGGGTGCAGCAGCGCCTATGGGAGCACCTGGGGCACCGGGCGCAGCACCAGCAGCACCAGCAGCGCCTCAAGGGTAAAAAGGCAATTTTGGGTAAATAACTAATATGTTAATAATGGAATTATTTGACGGAAGATTGCCTGGGTATCGTACTGAAAAGGACGATCACTCGGTTACCAGACTTGGCGATTTACGCAAGACTAAAATTACTTTAGCACATCTGAATAAGCTTAGAATGGCCAATGATGTGCGTAAGTTTGAGCACGAAGACAAACTTAAGAAAGTATCAAAACAATATAAACCTCCGGCAGCAGCCGCAGGTCCAGCTGGTGTAGTGTGATAAAAACAGGCGTAGCAGAGTAAAATCGTTCAAAAAACACCGATATTACGCCGTTATCTACGCAGATTAGTAAATAATTTACAAGCCATATTATTGAAAGGGTTATTTTTATATGAACAAATACGAACAGTTAATTGAGCACATCATTAACGATAACGAACAAGCAGCTCGCGAGCTTTTCCACGCTATTGTGGTTGAAAAATCTCGTGAGATTTACGAAAGCCTAATGGACGAAGATCAGGTTGACGAAAACATTGATCAGTACGACCAAGCCGGTGACATGGTTGACGATATCAGCAGCAACGTAGCTGGTGATGAGACTGACGGTCTAGGTGAAGACGACAACGAGCTAGGCGACATCGAATTAGACGGTGGCGACGAAGACATGGGCGACATGGGCAGCGACGAAGACATGGGCGACATGGGCAGCGACGAAGATATGGGCGACATGGGCAGCGACGATGTTGAAGGACAGTTCCAAAATATCAAAGACGCTATTGCTGATTTAGAAGCTGAATTTGCTAAACTATCTGGCGACGAAGGTGGCGAGGAAGAATT